ACAAATCGGCTCGAATCTGACACCATAACAAAGTTACACGTACTTGGGCAGCTAACATCTGTTTGGTATACGCCTGAGCTTGTACTGGACAGCAACGTTGCTGGCGTTGAGAACAACAAATTACCTGCGCCGCTGTAAGTAGGAACCCACATGTACAACGCACCACCACGAGGATTGATGATTAGATAATCACCAAAGTTTGTCTCTGACCATAAACGAAGTTGCTGCGGGATACCAAACGCGGCAGACTGTCCCCAGCCTGTAAACGTGCCAGCGTTATATACCGTAGTACCCAACGTATGAGATGTGGCTATTGTGCCATTGGCTCCGCGAGTAGCGCCTGTAAATGTGGTGGAAGTATTTCCAGCAGTAGGTCGCAAGCTCTTGGTCAATTAACAACGTGCCTGTAGCATTTGAGAATCCTGTTGTGGATGCGACAGTGATTGTCGTATTTGCCGCGCTTAACGCCAAAGATAATGTTGTCTGCGTAGTGCCAGATACAAAACCGCCCCACAAACCTGCGCCCCAGCCAGTAGCAAAACCATAAACGGCTACACCGACGTTGATCTGATAAGTGGCTGTAACTGTACCGCCGCCCGTAGCAGACGATGCATGCGGCAACGGAAGATGAAATTGTGTAGGTATTGGTGGTAGCGCTAACAATCTGAAACTCACCATTCAGATTAAGACCGCCAACGGTAGAAGCCAGAGAAGGTAACAAAGTCGCCTGCAATAGCGCCATGCCCCATGTCTGTCACAGTGACAGTCTTTCAGAGCCTGATGTCGTAGTAAACGGATTTGTAAGTACATTAACATCACGTATAGGCGTAATGTCGTTATACGTTCCACCGTTCTCTACATAGTATTTAAGATTGGTGCCGAGACCTAACAGGTTATACCCGCGCAAAGTCACCCAGTTCCATAACGAACGGGCTACGCCTTGATATGTATTGCTAGAGAGATAGGCTGCCAGCCGCCTAGCTTTTGAGGATAACCGGAGCGAAAACGTATCTTGTTAACACTCAAACCAACCGCCCTCGTTGGCAAGAGTGGTTCCTTCACGATTCAAACCTGGACGTAGTTGAAGTTTTTGTAAAGGCACGTTATACTCCTATGAAGGAGGATAGTATGAAAACATATTTATACATTTGGTTCAAACCTGACTGGTCTCCATTTTATGTGGTATTGGCAAAACACGGAATCGTTGGAATCCTGTTTGCGCCAAAATTAAAGACCGTAACGAAGCATGTATGCGCACCATAATTAAATATGGCGCAAAAAATATAAAAGTGCAACGCATGTTCTTTCGAGAACTTGGGAGGATGCCTGTGCTGCTGAGCGGTCACTTATTGCTTGCTTTGGCCGCATAGATAACGGCGGATTACTATATAACCTTACCGATGGCGGAGAAGGGAACATAAACCCACCAGCAGCAGAGCGAGAGGCTAAAAGATTGCGTTTACTTAACCCAAATAATCCACTACGAGGCAACACAAAAAATTAAATACATCACCCAAGATCCATACAAATAGACTTGCCGCCTTACGCTCTCCAGAAGTACAAGCCAAGATATCTGCCGCCCTCAACGACCCTGAAAAGAAAGCTGCCAGACTGGCCAAACTACGGGCAACCATAGCCTCTCCCGAATACGAAGCAAAACTAGCCCTACGCCGCAAGCCTAAGCCTGCCAAGCGCACACCGGAAGAACTGCGGGAATACCGTAGGAAGCTGCTGACTGAGCGGAATAAAGACCCTGAATAGCAACGCAAAGCGAGTGGCTGCGCTCAGATCGTCATCACCGGATCAGTAGAGAGGCGTGAAACAATCTGCTGAGGGTACGAGCTGCCACAATGAAAACCCCCGAAGTTCAAAGCAAAACTGCGCCGTCCAAAAACCGCCGAACAGAAACAAAAAATATCAGAATCACAAAAACTGCGATGGGCTAAACGCAAATCCAAAGGCTGATGTAGCGGCATTTTTATCCAATCTTTGCACCTGATCGAAGCTGTGCAAGTGTTAAGCCGCCAGTGTATTGAAAGTGCGGGGACTCCTTAAACCTCTTCCACTCCCCAGCCCACTCCAGTCCTGCGGCTTTGCCTAGCTTCCCGACTTGCTGCCAAACTCTCGTCTTTAACATCCCAGGCGCGGTTTACCTGCAACTATGGGGACGACATCTACGGCGCATCTGTAGTTATGCCAAGACTGCCCAGCCTTAGCGTTTGTTACAATCTTCCCGGCGTTGTGCGACCCTGCGCATACAACGCCTCTTAGCTGAGCGTTATCCCTGTAGGTACTGGTTACGTAGCAAGTCAATACCTGTGCTTTTTTGCCGCATCCAGAAAAGCTTCAACCCGCGTTTCAGCGGGCGGTATAAGATCATCCAGACTGCGGCTGTTAATCATCCCTTGGTAACAACACCAATCAAGCGAGCAATGCCCAATCCAGCAGAGACAATAGCGGTCTGCAACTCGGGAGCAATAGGCACACCAATCGCCGTCAGGAACAGGATAGCTCCACGCCATGTTGATGGCTCTTCCACTCTGTCAAGAACGTACTGTCTCATACAGCCTCCATTGTTTTCCACGATGTCGTTGCTTCATCCATGAATACGTTGCGCCATCTGTTGGCATAGGCGTAGGAGGCTGCCCACTGAGCATTAGCGTCTAGTGTCCAGCTTGCATAAGGCTGTGGAGGCACAAACGCATCAATATCTTCGTGGTAGGCATAACCAATTCCAGCGTAGTGCTTACGGATTCTGCCGTTGTAGCTGTCTGTTTCCATGCTCCCACCGAACAAACGCTCACAGAACGCAGCACCGATATACTCTTTTTCTACGCCAGAAGCATCAGCACAGTCTTTGTTATCGACGACGATAACCTGCGTTACTACACCGTTTTCAATCTTTGCAAAGTGAGCCATTACGCCTCCAATTTCAATCCGGTCAAACTTAATTCATCGCCCACAACCCCGACTGGGAACGTGTTAAACGACATACTTATTCGTGTATCGTCACCTTGCACCGTAGGAACATTGTGTTCTAACGACGATGGAAACAATATCAATCTGCCTTTGATAGCCTCAAACCACCAGCTCTCAGAATTGTAGATATTCCAATCATCCGGTGGAAACTTAATCTGCTGCCAGCCTGAACGATAGAAATAAATCTTATCGTCCGGGTTCGTATTCAAAGTAAAACACGCCAGACACAAAGCTGATCCGGATGAGCATGCCGGCGATGCCATTGGCCTTGCTCTGAGTAATTAAACCAGCTCTGCGTAATCCGTCAATCGAACGTCATGCTTCGGGTTGCTCGTCGCTTTTAAAGTATTCAGCCACACAATCCTCAACCCAGCCACGCAACGGAAGCTCATCACCGAATCACGCAAGACAAAGTTATTCTTGCTAGTCGTATTGCCCTCGTTTGCGTCGTGTTTCCTGACCACGAACAAACAGCAATTCCTCGTCTGTTAGCTCACCGGTCTAAGTCAAACATACCAATCGGCGCAGGGAAAAAGGTTGTGCATATTCATGCGAGCAGCCTTCCTCATATCTCCTTCATCTGTGCAGCTTCCATCTTCGCTAAATCTTCAGCGTCTAGCCAAACTAGTCGGTATGCTTTCCTCAAACTCACGTATCTGATCCATTACCCAAACTACTTCAGTCGCATGATGGGCATGGTCTGGAGGGTTCATCCCAACGTGTAAACGTAGTGTTGGAGATTTCCCACTTAGCATTAGGACGCAGCAGTTGCATAGCTACGTCAATGCCATAAAAACGATAAATGTTTGTAGTCATGTTTATTGATTTAAAATGACGATTACCATACCGGAGCCGCCAGCCGCTCCTGCTCCAGCAGAATAACCACCAGCACCTCCACCACCACCGCACGAGCTGCTGCAGTTCCAGCACCACCATTTGAACCTCCCGTCCCACCACCTCCGCTACCGCCAGAGCCACCAGTTCCAGGGCTTTGAATACCACCACCTCCACCACCGCTATATGTCACGCTACTGCCAGAAATGGATGATGCCGTACCTGCACCACCTGGGCCGCCAGCAGTAGAACCTGATGAAGTTCCACCAGCAGCAGATGCTCCACCACCGCCACCATAGCTCGGAGAACCATTGCCAGCAGAACCGTTATTTCCTTGAGATGGAGAAAGATCAGGCGATCCAGTACCGCCAGCAGTAGCACCAGCACCACCATAGCCACCACCACCAGAGCCACCGTTGCCGCCCGCACAATGCACCAGCACCAGCACCACCATAGCCACCACCAGCAGATGTTATTGTTGAAAATACGGAATTCCCACCAAGACTGCAACTCCACCAGAACCGCCGCCTCCGCCAACAGTTACTGTATATTCTGTTTGAGCCGTGACAGATAAAGCAGAACCAGTACGAAATTGATGACACCTCCACCACCACCTGAAGCACCAGGGCTTGCAGTTCCTGCTCCACCACCCCCGCCACCAGCCACCACTAGAATCGCACACTAGCCACACCAGTAGGACATATCCATTTAGCCGATGGATTTAAACGTAAGACTGTTTGGTCACGACGGTGTAAGAAAGAACTACGATGCCAGAGCCGCCGCCACCGCCTGCGCCAGTTGGGGAACCACCACCGTTAAATGCTCCACCACCGCCACCGCCACCAAGATTGGTAGTTCCAGATGTTGCAGTTACATTACTGTCGTTTGCTCCTGCTCCACCGCCGCCACTACTTCTTGCGCCACCAATCGTAATACCTTGATCATAAAAAGCACTAGCTCCACCGCCGCCAGCATAAGTTACAGAACTTCCGCTACGGCGATGCTCGACCATTTCCTCTTGATGCTGCCGTAGGTGTGCTTGTTGTTCAGGTTCCGCAGCAGATGCACCGCCACCACCGCCGCTACTTCCAGCATTCGCAGACCCACCGCCATTATTGCCCTGGCGACGGCGACGCGCGAGGAGATTTCCCGCACCCCCCGCGCCACCATATCCACCACCGCCTCCAGAACCGCCGGCTGCACCAGCAGCAGCAGCCCCTACACCAACCCCATTACCACCACCGGAAGCAGTAATAGTGTGGAATACAGAATCCACTCTGACCGTAATCGCGGGGTCGGAGGCTCCAGAAGCGCCACCTGTACCGCCAGCACCAACCGGATGATCGCGGTAATCAGTACCAGCAGTAACACTAAATCCCGTACCTGTTCTAAAGCCACCAGCGCCGCCACCACTACCAAGTTGAATACCACCACCCCCGCCACCAGCCACCACTAGAATAATCCACCTGCGTAGCACCAGCAGGTGCAGTCCACTTACCAGAAGCGGTAAGGTTTGGACGACGGTGAAGCCTGTACTGGCAGCCGCCATCGCTTGCATAAGTTTTGTGAAAGCAAACATTACTCATCCTCAGTTTGGATTAAAGTTCTGGCGCGTAGTTCCCATACCAGCTTCGTACCGTCTGCCGTGAATGTCAGTATGTCCATGACGGTTTGCGGGTCGGCAGTGATCGTTGGGGCAGTATTTCGCAACCCACTTTACGCCAGTAAATGTCGCTGTATTTGTGCCTGCGCCAAGTCTCTTAAGAACAAAATACAACGATTTACCTGCCGTGTTGCTTGGGCATTGTAAAAATGCAACACGTAGCAGACAAGGTTAGCCGTAATGATGGTGCTGTTGGCTATATTCAGAGTGTAGGTACCGTCCGTATTTACATACCCAGTTTGTAATGCCTTTGTGTACGCATTAACCTGCGGATTGTTAATCGTTGATGTGTTAATTGTTACGTTAGTCTCGAGTCAATCCATTTGACGTACCGCCATTGATGGTGACTGTGTTTAACGTAGTGCTACTTAACGTAGATGCGTTAGAAGTTATGTTGTTAATGTTGCCGCCGACAATACTTACGTTGCTAAGTATTAGCGCATTTGCTGTGCCGCCAGTAATAGTTACGTTGCCAAGCGTTGATGCAAACGTCACCAACATCAACAATATTTACCGCGTCATTAAAGACAATCGTGCTTCTGACCAGCAGGCAAAGCAAAATGTCGTACCTTGTTGGCGCAGGGTTTGTGCCAAGTCGTTGGAAATAATGATGGAGTTGGATAACCCGTTTGTAATCGTAATACTTGCTTGGCTGCAGCAGGCACAAACAATGTCTGAACATTGGTAATGGTTCCTAGCAAATTCAAACGCAGCGCTCGGTGCTGTTTGCGAAGCATTGGTATCGGTTAATGCTATCGCCGCATTAGAGACTGGCAAAGGTCACATTGGATGTGCCGGTAATAGCTTGTTCGAAAGCTGTGCCGAGGTTGGTATTGGTAGTAGCTCCCCACGTACCCGCCTGATCGCCCGTTCCAATCAGTTCAATTTTTAGGCTGCTATATGTGCTTGCCATGATTTGTCCTTACTAATTAACAGTGTTGATTGGTTTCCAATTAGGCGTTTGATCGTCGTTAATTGGTTCCCACAAAAATCTGCTGCTTACTCGATCCGATGCCTGCGCAGATTCAGCTACTCTTGTCTGCGTATCGCCTGACGATTCATCCGTATCTGCCGCGCTAGTATTCTCAAGCACCGTTGCCAAGAATATCGCCAGCGCTGAATCTACATCTGTTGCCTGTACCGTATCATCTACTAAACCAGTTGTGGTTCTAATTCCAACTATTGCATCAGATACATTCGCAGTTTCAGTACAGCATACCCCATATACCAAACGCGCTTGAATACGTCACTGCTTGCGTTTGCTGTTTCAGCCACATTGGATGTATATGCCAAACCAGCCACAACTGTCTCAGATGCATTTGCTGTATCCGTAACAGACGCTGGGAATGTTACATACATACTTACTGTTTCACTTGCGTTTGCCGTTTCCGACACGCTGCTTGCAAAGACTCCCAACGAGCTTACTGTATCGCTTGCATTTGCCGTTCTCAGATATAGCGCTGCCAAATATAATCGCGGTCGTTATCGAATTCACCTTGCGTCTGGCTGTTTCGCTAAACGAACTTGCAAAAACAAGTCCTGCTGTTACTGTTTCTGTCGCATTAGCTGTTTCACTAATACTTGCTACTAAAACTTGATCTGCTGCATACGTGTCGCTGGCGTTAGCTGTTTCGGAGACAGTTGCAAGTATGGGTGCTGTGGCTGCTACGTTGGTGGAATCAGATGCGGTTAAATAACCAGCCACCAAATCCCCAGCCATTCTGTCCCCATGTGCCCGTGCCCCAGCCGCCATACGCAATGATAGGCGGTATAGATCTGAACATCGCCATCCAGCCTCACCCCAATAACCACTGCTGTAGCCGCCATCGACTTGCGCCACTCATTACTCCGCTGCTTCAAGTTGGTTTCCGTAAACCAGCGCTCTTGTGTTACGCCTTCAGAGGTTGTCCACTCAACAAGATACTCAATCTTGCCATCATCGTCCATACGCATTTTAGCTACAGGACCTGTGCACGTACCGCTTTCATGCGCACGTTCTGGCCTTTGACAAATGTTGTCATGTCTATCCCCTATTAAACAGCGTCAAGGTTGAACGAATAAGTGATGTTCAATACGTCACCACTTACAACACTACGATCCCCTGGCGACTGAAAGTCTGCTGCTGAAAACAGTAAGCCGGACGTACCAGAAGTGACATTACACAGAAAAGCGCCAGCAATGTTTGCTGTAGCGTTCATAGTAAATGAAGCTGTCGATGAAGAATTGTTGATGTTAGATGGGTCTGCCAACGTAGCAGCGCCAAAGGTAGCAGCCTTGCGGTTACCTGTATAACTGGAGTTTTCAGTCCAGCCTGTGTGTGACGATAATGTATCGCCGCCAGAATACGTGGTAGACGCAGCCGTACCATTTACCAAACCGACATACCACGCAGCCGTGTAAGCAGAGCCAGTAAAGAACTGGGTATTCATAGCCTGCAAGCCGACGTTAGTAACTAGGTTAGGTGCAATACCAACCCATTTTTCATTACCATCTTTGTCGTGGCAAGTAATGGTAAACACGCCACCAGCAGATAGCCCTTCTACAAAGCCCTGCTTGCGCTCTACAGAACCAGTAATGAATTCACTGGATTTTGATTTTTCAATAGTCATGATGACTCCTTACGTTATACGAATCAGCGCGCTAGACGCTGTATCAGGGGGTAAAGTTACTGTAAATGTGTTGTTGCCAGTTTGAATCTGTCCTGACCCAAAGTCCAGTACCGCTATTGAAGCATTTGATTTTGTTGCGTTATATATCAAAGCACCCCTAGTAGTGAACTGTGCAGGGTTCCAAGTTACATTACTAAAACTCACAAATACTGTATTGCTATCATTCTGTATGGTTACATTCGATAGCGCTTGACCGCCCGCTGTGTAACCAGTACCGCTAATCTCATTATCCGATGAATACGCTGTCGTATCCTGATTCAATGTGGCATACGCCGTGTACAACGCCATCTTCAACGTATCAGATGCAATGTTCTGCTTGCCTTCTAATATGTCTGACTTTAAAGCTTGTAGTCAGACCTGGTAGATCATGTGACTCTCACCCTAACCTGACCACTACGGTACGCATCCTGACGCTCCACGCCATCGCCCAGACGTTTCAGTTGACCTAGCGCTTCGTTGTACTTGGCTTCCACATTAGCTATCAAATCCTGCTCACCCTTCATGTACAAGTAAGCTTCACGCAAGGAGCCATACAACAATACAGGATCATAGTTATCGCCTAGCCAGCTTGTACCAGCAGTCACAATTGATTCTGGTAATAGTAATAATGCGGCAGCTCTAACCGTATATCCTTCATTGGGCGTTGGACCCATAATAAATGTCAGCTCATTACTGGTTACATTACTACTCACTGTTGGACCAAAAATAGCATAGTACAAAGGTAAACCCGTATCACTTGGCGTTGGATATGCCTCACTGTAATGTAGTTCACATCTTTGTTCAACAAATAAGTAAATGTCTCATTAGATGACTGGTAATTCTGTATAACAGCCATCGAATACACAGCAAGAAAATCGCCAGGCGCTGACAGATACTTATTGCTAGCTGTCAACGTACCGGTCCTATTCCATCCGCAAGAAGGAATCTGGACAGTGTTATAAACGCGAGTCTCAGTCTGCTGTACAAACGTAGGAATATAAGACTCAAACTCGGTCTCATAGTTCTCCGTGTACGACTGAATCGCAGCTTTTAACTCGGTGTAATTCATTTAAGCCATCGGCCCTCTGCACATCGTGCCTTTGGTAGCAGCACCAGCGCCGCGCATCTTGATACCATCAGTCTTAACTTCTTTGTAGTTGCCCTTGCTCAGACCAGCTACAGAGATGTTCGATGTCATCCATAACTTTAGCGCCAGCCGTATATGGCAAGTCAGAATCCAGTTTCGCACCCTTCATGGTATGCGGCTCGGCATAAGTAGATGCTTGACCTACTTCTTTGCCTTTAACCTTCTTAGAGAACTTAGCCATTATCGACCTCTTCCGTTGGATTTCTGGTTCATAACGCGAGCCATATTGCGACCGTATTTTTTCATGGAATCGGTAGTAACGCCACCTTTTGCCATCTTGTGCATACGCTTTTCATGCGCCCGCACTTCCTTGTCAGCGATCTGTTTAACTTGCTTTGTGTCCATCTTGTACTCCTAATTTATGGTTACGTTTGAAACTGACGTACTAGCTACCAAGTTGTTTGGGGTAAGTCCATCATCAATACCTCTTGCGCCACCAACTGGATACCATCCCCACTGAATAATCCGGCTACCACCACTTGGATACCCGTCTTCACTAACCAGCGGTCCAGCTTGTATATCCGTCTGCAAACCAGTAAATCCAGATTGCCAGTACGACTTATCAGGCCGTGGATCCCGTACTGCCTGCGGATCATTAACCGGATATAGACCCAAACTTAACTGAGGCTGATCTGGTTCCCAGCATGTCTTGCAAACCTTGATATTGACGTTCTTTGTCTTGATCGTCAGTCTCTTTAATTCTTTCAGCAAATACCTAAAACCACAACGGTCACATTCGGCAATCGCCTTCTTACCGGCTGTATATTTACTAGGCATACATCACCTGTAAGTAATCATACGAGGCACCAAACGATCTGGCGCTTTCTCGCGGTCTTCTCCTGCCGCCATTTCCCATGACTCATCGTACTGAGACTTCAGCAACTGTATGCGCTCTAAGCCGCCTGGCAGCTTCATAGCCAGCCTGTAAGCCAAGCCACATATCAGCGCCTCTTGGAAACGGAATGGAATATCTTCCACATTCACACCGTTGCCAGCATCTGTCATACGGCGCAAACGCCAGTAAACAAAGTAGTAGTACGGAGCTTCAACCGTTCCCTGATCTGGCGTAGGCCACACAGTAAACTGCGGAACCTGCGGAGTAGCACCTACCGTATCTGTTGTCTGTCCTGAGCGGCGGTTTACCCACACCTGAATAGGACGTCCCTGTGTCAACTTGTTAGGGATAGTCGAATACGTAGATACGCTTATTCTGTTGATGTTGATGTCGATCTGGTTCGCTTGGGACCCTGGATAATTACGAATAACATGCTCGATAAGATCAACAGTATCGTCAGGAAGGTCATACGTATTTACCCCTTGTATCAAAGGAATCGTGCCAGTATCGATAGTCCACAAATTGATGCCGCGATTAGCCCACTCTGTCAACAACAAATTCAAGCTGCGACGTGCCGTGCGGAAGTCGTAACCAGTACGTAGCTCTAAGTCCAACGCGCTCAAAAGCCTCCTCAACGATATCGTTAAGGGTTGGGTTCAACGCTGTGGTGCTGGTTGTATATGGCATGATTACTTCTTCTTACAACCTTTGAAAGCGTTTCTGCTTATCGTGCTCTCTTACCGAGGGTGCCTGGTTTCTCTGGAGCGGCAGCGAGTTTCTTTGCCGGTGATGGTCTTTCCTCTTTTACGCCAAGCTGAGCACGCAGAGCACCTGGTTTTTTTATAGCCTTTTGTATCCATTTTTCAGCCATCACTTCCTCCGTTAACTACACGAAGAGCATAAGAACCTTTGTCATTCAAATAGTCAATAGCCTTTTTTAGCACATCCGTTGAATCTTTAGCCATGCCAAGCAAGGTATTGCAGTTTAAACAAAGTATCCCCTCTAAATGCCCCAGTTTCAGTGGTTATGGTCTATTGCATACATCCTGCGTCTATTTTCGTAGGTCATAAGGTCAGGCAACTCTTCCTTGCATACGGCACAGCAACCATTTTTTGTTGTTGCCAAGCTTCCATAAATTGCTGATGGGTAACGCCATACTTATACTTTAAATGCTGCTCAAGACGTTTTTTTGGCGACCTACTTTCCCAGCTATTCTTCTGCTTGTGTTTTTGACACGGTATACAAAGATACTGCCCTTTCCAGAATTGATCTAAATCTTTTTCGGTTTCACAAACAGGGCAACGCTTCATTTTTTACGGGCTGCCCATAAGTTATCCACTAAATTCGGATAAGGTCTGCCAGCCGCTTTAGCCCTAGCCTTGGCTGCTGCCTTCTTTACCGCTGTTAACACAGAAGGCTTACCCAATTTGGCTGGACGCGGCTTATCCCACACAGGTTTTACTTTCCCACCCTTCTTATACTGGGTGAAGTCAGTATCATCCCTGCGGGCTTTCTTAGTGCCCTTGGGCATCTTAGATGGGTTGATATCACCCATGCCGCGTGATGGCCTCATATCAGCAGTACCCGCCTTTTTTCATTCTTGGTCATGCCGCCTTTTTTCATGCCTTTAGCGCCACCCATGATGCCAACAGTCTTACCAGAATCACCTAGATTCTTGCCCTTGGTTTTGCCTTTAACAGCAACACCATCACGGCTAGGAGCAGCAGTTTTAACAGCGCCCATCTTAGATGCAGCAACGCCGCCTTTTTTCATACCCTTCATCTCAGACTCCTCATGTTTAATCATAGATTTAGGAGCGCCTTTAGCTTTCATAAAGGACACTTCCTTTTTAACCATCTTCTTTGACTCAGCCATACCGCCTCCAGATTTAGTAAATTCTTTCCCCACAGACTGCGGCACACCGGCCTTCTTAGCAAATGCAGGATTGTGGGCTACTGCCTGCATAAACCTTTCTTGTTTCTTGCTAACACTAGGCACGAGTCTTACCCCTTATAGCGCAACCATCCGCACGGGCAGAAGCACTGGAAACTTTTCCACCCTTCTTTAAACATCTTAGGCTGCTGTTGGTTAGGGTCTACGTTAGCCTGTGGCTGCATGTTGAATGTCTGATTCATGCCGCCATTCTGACCGCCAGCTTGTGGCTGATTGCCATAGAACGGATAAGTAGGTTGTTGTGTCATACCGCCGTCTGCGTATTTTTTCACTTTGCCGCCTTTTTTTATAGGAGGCTGACTTTGTCATCAAGTCTTCCTGACGGCAACTTGCGTTCGCTTTTGCTCCAATCAGCCTTGATTAGTTTCGTATATTCTTGTGCTGCTCAGGAGTTTTGTCTTGGCATGCAAGGGATCATCAATATTTATGGGCTTTGCTGCTTTATCTTTTAGACAGTCGTGCACAGTACCCAGATCGATCATGTACAGGCGGAGTAATTCCCTGCGCTCTGCAGGAGTTAATCGCAGCCATCAGCAGATCCTTCCTGCGAGTTTTGCCACGCTGGGCTATGCCATCACCGCGAGATGAGGCTGTGGAAGTTTTACCACCTTTTGCAAGACCATTTACAGAACCGCCTTTTCTTGCATCCCTGGCGCATGCAGACTGGCCCAGATCTTGCATTGATTTGCCTTTTGCATAAGGGGTTAATCACGCAAGCCCTTCTTTGGGTGATCCATAACTTTGGCCTATTTGCAGGCGCCTCCGGATTTCATGTTCTGACGATGGACGTTTTTTAATGACTCATGTACCCGGAGTGTTTTCTTTTGCTCTATGCCAACCAAGAGCCAGCGGTAATATCTCTTTAGCACCCATGCGTTCTTTAGCTAAGGAACGTATTCTTTGGTCTCTCATCTTTACCAGATGAGCTTACCTGGCAGTACTTTACTGTATTCGCCAATTTTAAAATCTTGGCTGCCAATCTTTTGCAACAGAATCTTCATTCTTAGGAGAGCTTTTTCTTTACTACAGTTTTTTTCTTAACTTCAACTTCAGGCTCTTCCAAAGCTAGGTTTCTAGCGCCTTTTCCTGCCGCGCTTTCTTCACTAAAGGAACGAGAAGATAATGGCATCTCAGTTTCAGTAGTAGATTCTTCTTTGATTGTTGGAGCATCCAGACCATGTAGACGTAGCTCCAGCACGTTTACCCATAGAAGAATAGTCATCTACGCCGCTAGAAGTTGGCCTATCTTCCTTGGCTAGCAGCTACCATATCTGAGTCTTAACTGTTTCGCCTGAGCCAGACTTAACTGGATTGCCGTAGCGGTCGGTAAGAATGCCGCCTTCGTCGTAGCGTTTAACTTTGCGTTTCATGACTTATCCTTTTTGCGAAATAAGTTGATCTATCTTTGCTTCAAGTTTGTTGAAGCGCTGATCTATGTGGTCAGTGATACGCTCAACTTCGGCGTTGGTTACGTTATCACGAGCAATCTCTTCACGAGTTTTATTCAACAATATAGTGATGCGAGAAAGCTCATTGAACTTTTCGTGCGCCACATAAGCAAAAAGCCCAGTAAATAGACTTAATACAGTCATCCATAGGCCACTCATATCTAACATTTTTCAACCTCATTTAAATACTTATGCCACTTTGGACTATCAACTGATGCATATAAATATTGTGCTGCAAATTCTAAAAGCATCGGATCATCCCTAAAATGGCCCAAACCACGATTGCAATGATTGCACAATAAACCGCGAATATTCCCAGTTTTGTGACTATGATCCACAACAAGTTTTTCTTGTGATCCACAAATAACGCATTGCGTAACAGTAGCTTTTAATTCTTTCAAAGCTTTGTCTGAACAGTACATTCCTAAACTTACCACGGTTAATCCCATTTCTATATGTAGCTCCTGCATTCCCTGCACCAACTATCTAAGCCACTTTCTTTTCTTGTTATGCGAAGGGAAGATACTCAGCCTGAAGCTGGTTTTTTCTGTTTTGCATTTAGTACAAGTCAGCATTTCCATTTTCTTAATGCTTTATTGATACGGCTATTTGGATCGTTTGCCGTTTTTGCGCTGGCATTCTTCTTTTTGTGCCCCTCCATCCTCGCGCAGAAAGACTTCTTCCGTGAACCACCTTCTGGCTGAGGGGCTTTCAAACCTGGCTTCCCCGGATTGGCTGCGTTGTAGGACGCCCGTCCTTTGGCGTTTAATCCGCCCGACGGGTTTTTGCCCTCTTTCCCCTGCCATGCCGGAGACTTAGCCATAAACGACCGTAACGCTTGCAGTTGAGCCGTAGTAGTAACTGTTAGGTTAGATTTAGCAAGACATGCCTTCACCTGGCATGCAACACGTTTAAAGAACCTGATCCAGTCGTGCGGATAGCAAACTTCCATATCTGTGTTGTACCGTCGCTTACCGTTACATTGCCAGCCAGTAGTATTAGAGGCAATAGTCAGCGCCCTTGAACTCTAGCGCGACCCTCAAATACCAACTGTGGTTGCAGCACCTACACCTAGCGTTGGCCTTGACGTCTGTTTGCATAGCCATGGTGATGCCTCCTTATTAGACGTTCTGCTGGCCGAACAGGTAGTCTGTAACGTAGTAAGTAACGTAGCCGCCAACAGATCCAGTTGCCGAACTTGCGCTCTCAGTAGTCAACACAGTGTTTACAGATGCGTTAGCCACTGTACCAATACCACCGCCTGCGCCAGTAGCACCAGGAGTAATAGTCTTGGCAGATGTAGCAGCCAAAGCAGAGACAAAATAAGAAGCGTTAGAAATACCACCAGTAATGGTAGTAAAGCCAACATTCATTGTGCCGGATGTAATAGGGCTAGTAATAACGACTGACGTTACTACAGCATTAGCTGGAAGAATGACGTTAGCAGTTTGACCGGAAGCAACAACAGCGTTGCTGGAAACAGCCACGTTGGCTACATAGAAGCTGGCAGACATCAGGCCAGAGCCACAATATGCTTGACGGGTCGTGTCACCGCCGCCCGAGCGCCAAATACTTTGGGTGGTTGAAATAGGCATTTAAGTTTTTCCTCATGCGGTTAGGTGCGTCGAATCTGCATGAAGTCAGCCGGGACTGTTCGACGTACCGAGAAATTTCCGGAATTCATAGTCTTATACTATGAGCCGAGAAGGAATGCAAGAAGAATTCTATTGCTGGGCGCAGGTAAATTTCCAACCAGTATAAGGTCCGCGAGTTAATGGTTTCCCAGACTTTAATGCACGGTTTATGGTGGGAGGTTTAAGACTTAACGCAGCCCGTAACTCAGCTATGCTTCGGTACAAAGTATCGCCTGTAGGCCCGTTAGCTAATACAGGGCGGCTTACTTTTGCTCCATGATCTTGTACGTTTTTTGCCATACCAATAGTTACCTTCGCCAGATAGGGTGGCGGATATTTTGGCACGCACCTCTGCAGACTTTGGTTTGCCAATAAGATGCGCAGTTTTCTGTTTATTTGTTTCCTCATCAAACTTCCTGCCTTTGGAAAGAAACCCCAATTTTTTCTTTTGCCTCATCAGTATGCTTGTACCCCCAAGTCGGACTAAGTTCCCCTCCCATCCCAATCATCGGAGCTGTGGCATCTATGCCTAAGTTGTAGCAATACTCCTTACCAACATGTTCTCTGCCAGACATTTTCAACGGACAGCAAATCAGCATCATCTGGAAGTTCTTCCACAACCACGAATACAAATGCCTGCTCACCGTACTTTACCCAAGCAGCTTGTAGATGCCGGTTGTTGTGCCTGCCATTACGCAATTCAGAAATGCCGCGTCTTGCGTCGCTTCAAGTACCACTGTGCTTCGCAACGTTAAACTTGTTGCTTCACCACGTCTGATTGTTTGTAGATTCCTCGCGCCATATACCCTCCTTTGATTTTACGACACGAGCAAGTGTACCTCAACTTAACTGATACCGCAACAAGGAAAATAAAAGGGGGCCGAAGCCCCCTGAAATACCATTGGTATTGCTAGGTTTTTTGTTAAGCGCCTTGTGAACCAAACATCCCGAGCGGATCCGACCACCCAAAGCTGTAGCGCTCACGGGATTTGTAACGCACGTTCCCTGTATCGAAATCTCCGTCCATCGAATTTTGCAAGTGGTGTACGAACAAAGTGCTTCATGCCGTTTGGAACGTCGGTAGTCAAATACCAGCCGTTTACGTCGGTCAAGAAGTGGTTGATCGTATAGCCTTCAGGGATTGAACCGTTGTTCTTCAATGCGTTGATATCGTTGTCGTTAGTACCAACACGGAGGCTAGTTTCTAACAGACGGGTAGCAACGAACTGGAGAGCTGAAGGAACAATCAGCTTACGTGGCTTAGCAGCGATCAACAGATCACGTTCATCTGTCCAAGCGGCGATTTGAATAACTGCGTTTTCCAACGAAGTTTCATTCAAGTCAGCTCGAGTAGATGGTGTGTTGCTGTTAGTGCCGCCGGAGACCAAAGGATGTGCTGTCGAGAACAGAGCAACGCCGTCGCCACCAGAGTAGCTGGCAGAGAAACCGTTGTTGATAACAGCAGCAGCTTTGACCTGCTTGGTGTACGACATAGCACGAGCCAGAGCCTTGGTGTAACGAGCCGACAGCGAGTCGTACAAGTTGTCCTCGATAGCCTCTTCGGTCAGCGAGAAACCAAGTGCAATAGTTTCGTGGTTGTATCGTGCTGTCCAAGCTTCTTGGCCGTTGTCATAACGAATGGCTGAGCCTTCATTCTTGACAGGTGCGGCTGAGAAACCAGACAGTTTTGTTTCTTCTTCGAACGAACGCTCGGAGGTCTCTGTTTCGTAGATCTCTTTGTGTTCTTCGCCGTAACGAGCATACTCCAAACCGAACAAAGCGTTCAGGCCAGGCAGCAGCTCTTTCAGTAGTTGTGCGCGTGAAATAGCCATGTCTTACTCCTTAAACGCCAGTCGGGTTCAGATACTGATGCCCGCCGGTAACAGTAGCGGTATTAGCGCCAGAAAGAGATACGGAAATTGTGACGTAAGGTGCATTGAACTTACAGATAAATTCGCAATAACCGTTCGAGCCGTTGCCAGTATCTGGCACAACGTCAACGATACGGATTGGGAACGAAGCTGTAGTTGCAGTGTTACCACCAAAAATCGCAACAGCCGAATCACCAGTGTTGTTTGAACCAGCGTTCTGGCACAAAACAGCATTCTCACCAACGATACTTGGGCCGTAGAAGGCTACAGTAGTACCACTGGAAACGGTTGCCACTTTGAACAAAACGTCTGGATCATCCGCGACATAAGCTTGGATGTCAGATGCAGAAGTACCAGCAGGGAAGTTCTGATAGAACAGCTTCTGCTTGGTGCTTGGGTTAGTGTAAGTACAGCCCAAGAAAATACCAACAGGCGTAGCTGTGCTAGTGCCAGTGTCTTTCTGGATTGTGCCGTCAGATGCGCGCTTAACTACATCGCCGTAGAAGATATCAGTGCCGTAACCGCTGGCAATTGACATCAGGCGAGTAGAACCGGCGAACACCTGTCCACCGATCAGATTGACCGGTAGCAAGCCATAAGGCTTGGATACAGTTGGATATGCCATTGTTTACTCCAAAAAATTAACTAGCCACCACTCTTAGAAGTCGAGGATTTCGACTCTTTGAACAGAGGCATACGAGGGTCGTTTTGTCGCATCAAATTGTTATCCACAGACAGTATCTGATCTTCAGATTGCTTGAGATAGTGGTTATTACGCTGCTCCACAAACTCAATCGGTGTCTTGCAAAGTAACAATCCGCCGACTTCGATGCCATCCTTAAAACGGCTACCTTCATCGACTAGCAGTTGAAATTGTGGTTGCTCTTCAATTTTTACTGGCTCCCAACCTTCTCTGAGTTTGGCAGAGTAGTTGCGTGGGTCAGATGTTCCTTGAAGCGAAACGCGAATCCATCTATACGCATATCCAGGGAGCTTATCTGGTTCTGGCAGAAGCTCTGCGGGTTTCCACTGCTTAGGGCGTTCCGCTAGGACTGCGTGTTTCTACATTACGGGGTGTTCTATTCTCAGCCATTTGTAGCCTCCAATTTCATCATTTCCTTGACGTACTGCTCCGGTGTTAATCCCAATTTCTTGGCAATCAGGACTTGCGACTGTTTCAACCTCACCTTTTTGGAGGGTGTGCTGCGGTCAGCGGAGGCTACGACAGGTGCAGGTTTAGAAGTTTTCTGCGCTTTTTGTGGCGCTTCTTCCTCATCCTTTTCCCCAAAGTGCTCTGGGAATCGACGACGCATAGTGTCATCGACCTTCTTCCAATACTCATCTGTGGACGGGTATGACGTCCCATATTGAGCGACTAGCTTTTGATGTAACCCCAAAGCAAGGCTAGTCATCTCCTCATCCTTACCAAACCATTCATTGCGCTCTTGCCACGCAATCGCACGCTGGTCAGGGCGAGGAGCTGGATTTGTTGCGGGTTGTACATCATCTTCTTCTGGTTGTCTAGACGGAACAAAATCATTTGCCTTCTGGAGTTTGAACTGAGCTTTGTTAAGTTTCTCCTGGGCCTCTAACAAGAGATCAGAATCACCCATGTCATAGGCGTTCTTATAGTCTCGTTTAGCCGCATCCAACTCGAAGCTCTGCCGCAGACTTGTAGGTATCAATAAAGTGCTGCTCACCCGTAGATAGCCGTCCTTTTAAGGCGCGGTTTTCTTCCATCATCTGTTTGGCATACGCGATAGCTTCTTGCTGTTCGCGAAGTGCCTGTTCTTTCTCACGGCGCTCGTCATGCCAGACTTTCTTCATCTGCTTCAGACGCGCTCTTACCCCTTCGCTGTATTCCTCAAGCTCATCTTCTTCAAGCTCTTGAACCATCTCTTTGGGTAAAGGCTGCCGGTTACGATCCTCTTCTGGAGTATCGTCCTCAATCTCTATCTCAAAGTCATCTGCCGCAGCAGAGACCTCTTCTTTCTCATCGGGGAACTTAAAGTCCTCCGTGTCCATTTTGTTTGTAGCCATTTGTTTCTCCTTTGTTAACAGTCAAACCGATTGCCTTTGGATCGGTTCTCCCGTCGTGACAACACCTGAAGATTCTCTGGCACATGTAATCCAGATACTTTTTTGCCATTTAGTGGGATTTTGTGGTCCACCTCAAAGCCTTTAAATATCTGACAAAACATATACATGCCATCGATTTCCGCTTGGTGTCCGGCTGTTAATTGCATTTGATCCCTTATACGTCCTTGCCTGCGGCGTACGCGCTCAATCTCGCGGGCACTGTTAGCTGCGTAGTTTTTCCTACGCAATTCCAACCAATGTTCTTTGTTCTGGTTTTGCCAGTCCATAGTCTTTTTGGTGTAGTACTCACGATTTTTCTTCATTGAAGCCAAAGATCTGGCATTACAGATTTCTCTGTTTGCCTCTCTGTATCTATCAACGACGGTTTTGCGCGTAAGGCTGTTACGTTGCATATCTGCTTTGCACACTTTGCAATAAACTTGATAGCCAGTAGCAGCCCTCCGGTCTTTATGAAACTCGGATACTGGTTTCTCAACCTTGCAATGTGGGCAAAATTTATGCACGACTTATACCCCTTGGATCATCTACAACCGCTTCCACGCAATCATCATTTATCAAGCGGAATTCACGACCATGTATCTTCAAGCGTGTACCAGTGTTAGGACGGGCGAGAATAAAATCCCCTTCCTTGCACCATGGGCCATTTGGAAACCGCTTCTCATCTTTGTAGCAATCAGGTCCCATTTTGATTACGAAAAATACGGTAGCCAGAATCTGTTCGTGATTCATGGTTGTGTCTGCTTTTAACAGACCACTCTCGAATTTTTCCTCTTTGTCCGGCAAGCCTACTAGGATGTGATACCCAGTTGGGTCCGGCAATTGTTTCGCTTTCTCTTCTGCTGTTTGTGGCAGAGTTGATACCTCGCCGTCTTCGGTGGCGATTGCGATTTCACTCATCAGATAACTCCATAGTTTTTGCAAGGTCAAGAATAAAACCCTCCGCAATCGAGAGACCCCGAATCTCGCCGCAGAGTTTTTGGTAATCAGAGTAGTCTTTGGCAGCGTTGTTTGAGACGGCCTCGACTATCTGCTGACGCTTATCTCTCACTTGTTGAATGAGAATTTCAAACGCCTTGTCCATAATTAATCACCCTTTTTTTGTTTCAGGTGGATTCAGTGCTTGATGAACACTGAGGTTGTGCTGCCTATCTTTATGACTCATTTCCATGCGATCTTTTGCAATCTGTGAGCCAAGTTCAATACCTTTGACTTCCATCTCTCCATCCAGTCTTGCCTTCTCCGCTGCGGCTTTTGCCCCCGCTTGGACTCCAGCAATACGTTCTTGAGCTTCAATCCTTGCCTTCTCTAACTCAATACGGTCAGCTTCAGCCGCCGCATCCATGGCAAGCTTCTTCTCTTTGATTTCTACTTCCTTCTGCTTCAACATCAGCTCTTGCTGCTGCATTTGAACAATCGGGTCTTGGGCCGCTTGTTGCGCCTGCTTTTGCGCAGCTTCCGCTTGATCTTTCTGTAGCAGTTTTTGTGCTGCTAGAGCCATCATGCGGGATACTTCTACTTCCATATCCTTAGGTAATTCCTTATCCATCTCTGGCAGAGGAATACCTAAGTTGCTCTTCTATCTGCTTGCGGTATTCAAACGCCACATGCTCGTTGATGTGCGCCAACATAGCCGCTTGAATCATCTGAGCTTTCGGGTTTTGTCCCACGATCTGCATGATCTTTGGATCTTGCATAGCCGACTGATGAACCTGAATGTGCGCTTGATGATCCTGATAGATGAACGCCTTAACTGGCTTGCCATTAAGGATGTTCATGTTCTCTTGCACTGGGTCTTTAGGCTTGTGGTCTTCTGCGCTTGGAACTAGTTTGCCGATGTTCTTAATGCCCAATACTTCCAACATCTGGCGGTTCAACTCTACCAAGTCGTAGATCTGTGGATTGGCCTGAGCCATCTGCATGACCGCCTGATACTGAACTACCTTCTGCGCCATAGTTGCGGCGTTAGGATCAGAGACTGGAATAACATCCACTTGATCGTAGTCAGATTTCTTGGCGCGGCGCGAGCCTTCTACTGGCTCATACTCATACTCGTCCGGCGTGTAGTCACGAATGATTTCTTTGAGCAACTTCAGCTCTTGTTTCATCGCGTAGTGAACACGCGCTTGAACGGCTGACATTACCTTGAGCGTTCTCTCCAGAATAGCCAGTGTTGTACCGACTGGAGAATTAGCAGACATATCTGCAATCTTCAGATCTGCCGCACCAGCAAACCGTCGACCTTCGTCAACGATCTGGTTCATCAACGCTAAGAGGACTTGGCTTGGTTCTTTGTATGGGAGGGGAGGATGTTGTCTCTAATCGTTCCCGCCGCGACGTCCACATCTCGGAACTCGCCGGGTGAAATTGGAGTGTCATCTCCCTTGACACGCATTCCTTTAGTCTTAAGACCGCCAGGCAGGTTTGATAAAGTGCCAGCATCAACAAGCTGCCTAATAATAGAAGTACCAGACTTAGCGAAAGCACCAATAAGGTGTATAAGGCCGAAGGCGTAGAAACCAAAGCCGGGTATATATGGGTAGTGAACAAAGTGATTCCTCTTCTGGCACGTTTCATCTTCAGGATGCCAGTTCCTTCTGATAGCTAAAATCTCTTGAGAAGTTTTTTCGATAGTTACAATGTATGGCAAACCAATGCCAGTATCCTTGCCCTTCTCGTCTTTATCCTCATAGCCTGGCAGATCTAGATATACCTGCATTTCCAACAGTTTGTATCTATCGTCCGACGTAGCGCGGAAACCCATACGCTCCGCAATCTTCTTCTCTACATCGTCTAACGTATTCTGCGGCTCTGGCAGGTCTATATCTTTATAGAAGCCAGCCACCATCAAGCGGCGCAGTTCATTCTTAGTCTTACGCATGACATGGGTCATACGATTGGCGGTCTCTAGATTGGATGCGCCATAAGGAACCACTACATCTTCGGCTGGGATGAACAGAGCTACCTGTCTATTAAGACTAGGATCAAAGTAGACCTTCTTAAATGCGTTACCTGATAGACCCAAACCCCACGCCATGCGCTCATGCTCTGGGCGGTACTCGACCATGACTTCGGTCAACTCATAGTTCATATCATCTTGAACGCGCTCCGCAGCATCTTTCTTCTGTGGTGTTTCTTTACCGATGATCTTAGTTTTAACAGGGCCGCCAGCCGGAAATGTTTCCATGACCGTCTCGGCTTGGAACTTAACAAGAGCTTCTGATAGCAGCGGATGGTAAACGCCACACGCACCTTCCCATGGTTCTGATCGTTCTTCAATCTTCATCCCCAATAGTTCTAGGCCATCGACATACGTCTGCATCCAATCCTTGCGGGCGTCGATATCGTCCTCAAAGTCAGACAACAAATCTCCAGCCAACTCCTGAAGCTCATTCTCTTCCATGAACTCCGCCAGATTGGCATTGAAGTCATCGGTTGCTTCTTCGTTTGGCTCGATATCAATCTCTAAATCACCCAGCCCTAGATGCACAGACTCTGGATCTTCTATCTCAATCTCAATATCTGGCCCCATGTCTTCAGATTCCATACCTTGAGGAGCCTGATATAGAGCTTTGTCAAAATTTGTCGCCATGTTAGTCCTTAGTAGTAAACGCGCTTGCGACGGAAGCCGATATCATCGTCCTCTTCGTCGGAATCAAGCCGCAAAAATCCGCCCTGCCGAAATCGCATCAACGCTTGTACCGTGCTATCTACCAAGTCATCGTGTTCTGCGTTCGGAAACCTTGCCATCTCCTCGATAACCTCGTCAGCCCAACGGGTTTCGGGTGCCCACACTTTACCGGATGAGAATAAGTCCGTCACGCTGTTCAAACGCACGAACTTATCGTTACCTCGCGTCGGTGTATAGTCCTGAACGTACACACCCATGCGTCTTAACTCAAATATCAACGGCGCGCCCGCAGCTTTTGCTTCAATAATGCAGGCATCCGGCTGCCATTCGTCGTACATCTCTTTAGCTTTTGCCTTTAACTCGGGAAACTCCAGCTTATCCTTCCACGCATCCAGCAAAATGATGTTTACATCGCTCTCATTCTCGTCTTTGTGGAACACACCCCATGTTGTACACGCAGAATAGTCAGCCCGCTGGCTCTTTGTGAACGCAGTATCCCAACTTTGGATGATAAATTCGCACGGAGGCGCTCTATCTCCCTCCCAACGCTTCCACCAATCACGTTTTACCAGCGCACCTTCCTCACCTGTAGGCTGTTGCTGGTACTGAGCGTTCCATTTATAGGGTGGAAGTTCTTCCTTTAGCGCTGCAAGTTCTTCCAGCGGCCAGAATTCAGGCCAAAGTGAGTTACCGGACGGCAAAATCGCTGGCAGTTCTATCACTTCCCAGTCAGATGAGTCACTTTTCAACACCTTGCCGGTCAAATCCTTATCCGACCAGCGTGTCATCACAATAATAATCGCCCCGCCTGGCTGTAAACGCTGCCGTGGACCAGATGTGTACCACTCGTACACGCTGTCAAACACGGTTGGATCACCCTGCGCTAGCTTTGCTTCTTGTTCTGAATGCGGGTCATCTATTATCAGTAGGTCTGCACCCTTACCAGTAACAGTACCGCCTACACCGATAGCGAAATAATCCCCGCCGTGGCTAGTAGCCCAGCGTCCAGCCGCTTTAGAGTCCACCCGCAACCCCACGCCAGGAAAGATTTTCCCGTATTGCTCACTATCTACTAAGTTCCTAACCTTCCGTCCAAACCCCACCGCCAGTTCTGCCGTGTTAGACGTTTGAATAACCTTCTTATTAGGGTAATTCCCCAAGAACCACGCCGGCAACAGATAAGACGCGAACTCTGATTTTGTATGTCGCGGCGGCATATTAATAATCAGCCGCTTTAACTTACCCTGTGCTATTTCCTCAAACTTCTTAGCCATAAGGGCGTGATGTCTGCCATGTATAAATCCCGGCCACATCTCTTTCACGAATGCCATGAACGACTTCTGAGCTTTCTCGCGGGTAACAGCGTCCTTATACTGGCCCACTTGTTCCAGTAACTTCTCCTGCTCCGCCGCCGGAAGCTTAGATATCAGCTCACTTAAGTCCACGGACTATTCGCCTCTTCTCTCATTCTCACTATCGACAACGATTCCCGATAGACAGGTTTTTCCAATCGGTTTTGTATTTTCGATAGCGTAGGATAAATACTCACCGGACGATAGTATCTCCGCCCGCCATGCTGATCCTTATACATCTGGTATAGCAGCGTAAACGCCTCCAGTAATAACTTCTCGTCCTTACTCATTCCAACGTCCTGAAGTTTATATACACCGGCCGCACAGACCTAACCTTCCCCTTCACTTTCTTCACCACACCTATCTTCACCAACCTATTAATAATGTCGTAGGTATTTCCCATTCCGCCTTTCTGACGGATATCACATATATCCCGTATAGACGGACCAAACCCATATCTCTTCCACCACTCATCTATAACCAAAAACACTTCCTTCTGCGCCGGTGTCATATCCTTCTCCAAACATTCTTCAAACGTCATCTCCCGACGTCTAGCCACCATTTCCCTATTTATCAAAATGTTGCTTTTTTTGCAGGGTGGTAATTCTTCCACCTTGCTCATTTGATAACATCCTCATTTTCTCCTAGAAATATACTCCCCGCCATTGTCGTTTTCAAAAGACAAGGGGTGGGTTCTGCTGTTTGCAAGGGAATAGGTGAGCCTGCGGATTTTCTTGGGATTGTTCGAGTGGAGTAGTATGTTCATGCGAGTCGGAGTCCCGTTTTGATTTTGGGGTGGTGGGGGTGCGGTGGGGTTCGTCGCTGGCAATTTCTGAAAGCAGCGATTCCGCGTCAACTTCCTGCACGTCATCACCAGCCAGCATAAGCGTTTTAAGTTGGCCAAGTATCTGCTCGCGCAGCTCTCCACTATCCTTCACGTGTTCTACGCGCTTGGTCTCCCTGAACGCATCGACGCCGACGAGCTGACCGATAGAGCGTACAGCTTGCACCCGCACAGCATCTTTGCTTTCTGGATTAGTTGCTATTTCGGCAAGCGTTGAAATGACGATTGAGCGCAAGCCTTCGCTAGAATGAGCAATACGTAACTGAACGAA